TGTGAACATCCTGTACCGGTTCAGTGAGGATGAGGACCTGAAGCCGACTGTCAGGATGGGGGCTGTGTCGCTGCTGATGGAGGCTGAGAAGCAGAACCTCGTGGCGATTAAGCTGGAGATTGATGCAGAAGGGAAGCTGGAGTTGGCGGAAGGGAAGAGTGGTGGACCGCAGATTATTATGCTCATACCACCGAATTTTACAGAGGTCTCAAAGGTAGCCGATGAGTGAAGAAAAACTTAGTTGCACATTCTGTGGAGAGTGCTGCAAGCAGGGAGGATTGTGTGCCCTTCGCCCGTGGACACCGTTCAGACTGCCAGCAGAGTTCGAAGGCACCTGTGACCTGCTGACCGATGCCAATGAATGCTCTGTGATGCTGCTGCTGAAGGAGCGTGGTCTGTGGGAGCAGAGCGGCATGAACAAGGTGGTGACTGGCGTTTGTAACTTCGTGGAGTTGCGACTGCCGAGACCCAATGAAGAAACCCCAGCCGAATAGACTGGGGTTCTTGTGGTCGGTACAGTGTGCCTTGGGAGAGGCGAGTCGCAGTGGAACTGATGGTCTGCTGCGAAACCCATCAATGGGCAGATGAATCAAAAAGACCAGTGGAAGGCAGTCGGAAATCGGCGCCACGCCGGTTCGCGTGGAGAATGCGCAGATAGCACAAGACTACTTTCCAGCAATAGATCGACCTGCCAGTTGGTCGTTTCGCCATAATGGCGTTTCTGCACGTCGATGTCAATGCTGCCGACCTACATCTGCTCGCCGGCCATCGTGCTGCTGCTGCTCAGTCGCCCGCGCGGCTAATAAGCATGGTGAGAAACCCTGCCTGAGCCAGTGCTCCTACAGTTCTCCATGGATCTTCGTCGTGATCCATGAAGGCGACGGTCATTTGGTCGAGCCTGTCGACCCAGAGATCGCCGTTCCCCGTGAAGATGTCCCACAGTGAGGCCATGAGTTGGTCAGCTTCTGCTCGCAGGACAGCCAAGTCCTGCTTGTCGTTTCGGATATCAGACATGTCGAGTACCTCCTATCTGTAGAGCTACGCGGTCGCCCGACTGTTTCACGGATTTTCTGGTGAGATTTTCCGGAGTGCTGCTGCTGCTGCTGCTGCTGCTGCTGCTGCTGCTGCCGACCAATCGAGCCGCCGCCCTGGAGCCGCCTGGTAGGGTTTACCCACAGGTAGGGTTTACCCACAGGTAGGGTTTACCCACAGGTAGGGTTTACCCACAGGTAGGGTTTGTTCCCATGTGCGGATTGTCGCGCATTGTTTGCCCTTATAAGTATAGCGGCCATCTGGCAACCATCTGGCGGCCATCTGGCGGCCATCGGTAATTCCGACGTTTTGCCATTTTGTCAAATTGTTTGGCTAAAGATATTGACTAGAGTTTTCGATAACCATACCATCCCCCTATCACTCTTTCAGTTTTACGCTCTTTCGAGGAATCGACGATGAAACGACCAGGCACAGCACTTCGCGAACGAACACCGGTGAAACTCCACAACGGCAAATCAGCGTACACGTTCGCGCTTTTTGCGGACGTCGTGAACAACTTACAGAACGCAACTGTGAATTGTTTCGACGAACACGGAAACGAGTACGAAGCTTTCCACCTGGCTCTTGATGCGAATTACAGCTTGCATGCCGCCAGCTGGTTCCAGGTTTAGCACTCTTTCGAGGAACACACAACAATGACGAACCAGGAACTAATGGCAGCAATGCAGGCATCTGGACGGCTTCACATCGGCCACGTCGCCGAGCCAGCGCAGACGAATCGCCTGACAATCCGGAATGATTTTACAGGCCGAGAAACCACCGTTGACACCGAACGACCGATGACCCCGCGCAGAGCTCTCGCAATACGCCGCAGACTTTGCGGTGACAATTGCACATCAGGCGATACCCTTGGCGCACGAGGACCACAGGCGGACGGATATCGCGAATTTTTGGACCGCGCAGACAGCGCAATTTTGACAGGGGAAAACTCATGAAAAAACAAGAAATGAAGCTTATCAAATTCGCAAAATGTGTCCTCGAATGCATCGAACGGGACCAGGAATGTGACTCAGACACCATCGGCGACATTGTCGAACTAGCTTGCGAATTGTGTCTCGCGGAAGTATCAGGCGAGATTGATCAGAACGAAGTTTTCCGCACCACCCTTGAAGGGTTTTAAACCATGCGACTTACAGTCATTCCAGCTTACGGAAGAGATTACAAAAGCGCCAAAGCAGTTGCCGCCGACTTCCTTGCGAACAAGGATTTTATGATCTGTGATATGAGCAGCCCCGACGATGGCCGTTATATCAACGCCGAGCAGCTTGCGCCAGGCGATACGCTGGCAGTCAGGTACGCGGGCAGAACGAAGCAAACGAACTGCGTTAAGAAAGGACAGAACCGATGACCGAACCAGAACCACGTATCTACAAAATCGTTCGCTTTCGAGAACAAGGCACCTCGCGAGTGATCCGGAAGAACGTCACGTTGACCGAAGCCAGAAACCATTGCAGCAAACCGGAAACGCGAGGAATCCGCGCCGGAGTCCGCTGGTTTGACGGATACGAGTACATGAGAGGCTGCGCACCGGCAAACGATTGATCGACGACAACCGCGGGGAATTGTTCCACGCGGATCTTTCCTAGTAATCAGTTCAAACGAAGGAATTCTACACATGAGCCAAACCATCAACCTACGCTCGACTTCAGCCCTGACACGTTATGTCAATGTGAGCGATCGACTTGCCACACTCGCGAAGCAATTGGAAGACCTGAAAACCGAAGAAAAGAAACTCCGCCCGCAGGTACTCGAAGAAATCGGCGACCGCCGAGAAATCGCCGTACGCGGACAGGTGCGGGTTTTGATTCCAGCAGTGAAGGAATCCATCTCGCGAGCTTGCGATGACGAAACGGCTGTTCATTTTTGCATGGTGCACGGTCTCAAATACTCGGAACGGACTGCGCTTTATGTCGCGCCCGCTTCGTTTTCTAGCTACGTTAAGCAGGGACTGATCCCCGAAGAAATGATTGAACGGAAGACCGAATTGACGATCGTCGTAACGTAGTTTCGGCTCGAAGAACACCAGGTGAGGCCGACTGTCGGCCTCACTCTTTCCCTTGAATTCAATGGAGTACAGAACGATGAAACTTTTGAGTACAGCAGCTAGCAACGTTAAGACCGCAAAGAGCCAGGATAACAGGCCAGATTATACCATCGTGACATTGTCACTCAGCCCCGCAACCGCAGCGCCAGGCCTCCCTTCGAATTGTCCCGGATCGTCAAAAAATTGTGAGGATGCGTGTGTGGGAAATATAAATGTGGGCATGGCGCAAATATGGCCTCAAATTATGGCAGCTCGTATCCGGAAAACCGTCTTTTTCCGGGAAAATCGGACAGCATTCATGAAGCAAATGGTAGCTGAGATCGAGCATGAACGGGATCGCTGTTTTCAGAACTCGACACGGTTAGCAATTCGAGCAAATTGTTTCTCGGATATCATATGGGAGCGCATCGCAGTGCCAGGCACCATCAGCACAGCGTCGCCGCACGGAAAAAGCTTAATGGAGGTGTTTTCAGACTGCGATTTTTGGGATTATACGAAGCTTCACTTCAGGCTTCACGACAAGTCGCTTCCTGAAAACTATAGTTTGACCGCGTCCTGGAGCGAACTGCCGAAACATAAGGAAGCATGTGCCGAGATTTTGCATAATGGACTCGGGAATGTGGCCATCGTTTTTGGTGAGCATGCCGGCAAGACCGGGAGGCATGCATACAGCCAGCGGATACCACGGACTTGGAACGTCGCCGGCAGGGATTTTCTAGTGTTCTCAGGTGACTCGCAGGATATGCGCCACCTTGATTGGGATCCGCGCAAGGCGCCAAACGCAAAGTATGGCCGCATCTGCGGGCTCGCGCTGAAGGCAGGCAACAATGCCATGAGACTTCGAGCCCTTGAATCTGGGTTCGCTGTCTCAACAGACTGATCGGCGCAAGTGACCATCGGCAGCAGAACGGCCTGGCTGGCTGGCTGGCTGGCTGGCTGGCTGGCTGGCTGGCTGGCTGGCTGGCTGGCTGGCTGGCTGGCTGTTTTCGCACACTTTCAACCTATGCTCTAAAAATCGCTCGCTCGCTGCGCTCGCTACGTACCATTGTGCACACTATACCATCGCTCAAAATTTCGCCGGAAGATCGATCTCACGACGAAATCTACACCCATCGCATCCCCGCATTAACGAAGTCGCTCGGAAAATCCAAAAAAATCAAAAGAAAAAACCATTAAGCTACTAAACGACTACAGAAACGACTACACTTCCGTGCTATGCCATCATTTGAAGTAAACTTCGAAGTGTTCTGCGGTTCATGCGGTGCCCATCTCTGCAATAAATCGGAGGGCAGGAACTCGCGAACAAGGAATACTCCACAGGTAACTGTCGAGCCGTGCGATGTCTGCGTTAAGAGTGAGACGGATCCGCTGAAATCGGAGATCGACGACTTGAAGTACCAACTTAGGCTGGCTGAAGAAAGACTCAACGAATTCCTGTAGAAAGAACCCCCATGCGTCCCCTCATCGCCCTGCTCATCCTTACCTCGCCCATCCTCGCCGCCGACTTCACCTACACCACAACACAGCGAGCCGATGCCGAGCGGATCGCCCGTTCGAAGACCAAATTCGTCGGCCCACGCCTCCCGCCAACAAAGAAATCAGACTCCCTCGCCACCTCGATCCATCGCCCACCACCCGCCGCTCGCCCACCCAAGAAACCAAAGCCACCTGCCGTTCGCAATCGTCAGGTGCCGCCCCCACGCACATATTTCGACGGCAAGTACTTCCGAGACGAAAATGGTGGCGTGATCGCACAGAAATCCGGATGCCGTCCATGTTGGATGGTGAGAGCAGGCCTTCATTACAGGAGATAATCACATGCGAGACCGAGAGCGTTACACACGAGAAGAAATTCCAGATGAAAGCATTACGGAACTGATCCTGCTCGCGCAGAAGGTAGTTCACATGGATCTGACAAAGTCTCTTCCTCGGATTGCCGGAGGCACGGGAGTTATCTGCCGGATGAGAGAGATTCTCTTCAAGCCTTCACCAATACAAGAGGCAAGAGAAGACTCCAGCTTTCACGTAATTAAGCAGCTAAGCGAGAGCCTCAAGGTAATTTGCGATCGCATCGCTTCAATTGAACAAAAAATGAAATGAAATGAAAGGGAAGTAATCACAGTGACATTTTCAATCGAAGAAGTAACAAAATCCGAAGACCAAATTCAGGCGATGGAAGTCGATATCCATCCAGACGATCCATTCGGAGTCAGGTATGACAAGCAGGTCAAGTATTCGATTGCTCTTCAGAGGGCAATCGAGAGACATTGCCAAGGAGAAGAGGCGGATGAGTCCGCATGCCCGTATCACGCGAAGATGCTCAACAGACACCTGCGTAAGTCGACATCACTGACGCCTTCCGACCCCCACGCCAACACCGAAGACATCCTCGAAGAGGCACTTCGGATCACAAGTGGCGATCGGCAAAACACATACGGACCACCCGATCAGGACTTCCAGAGGACCGCAGCAATGTGGTCAGCGTTGAAGGGTGTCGAGTTCACCGCTCGTGAGGTGGCGATGTTCATGATCGCTCTAAAACTGAGTCGCGAAACTCATCAGATGAAGCGTGACAATTCCGTCGACATCGCTGGTTACGCTCGATGTCTGGACATTTGCAATCGAGCAGCAGGCAACTATTGATTCACACCTGATCTTTGTCTAACATTCCGTCCACATAGAGTCATGCGTCCATAACTCTACCCAAGTTCACAGCCATCCAAACCGAAGGAACCAGTCCAGTGCCAGAAAACAACACATATCGCTTCAATGTGACCGTCGAGATCGACGTGACAAATGCCGAGACTGAATCAGAGGCTCGTGAGAAAGCGTTCGCAGTGATGTCGACGATTCCGGTTGCTAGAGGCCGGAAGGCATCGGGACCGAAGGCAGCGATTACGGGTGTTTCGATTAAGCCGCATGCCACTCTGAATGCCGCGCAGCTTGCTCCTCTGGTTCCATGGCAGACAACAGCAGTCAGTCACGATTTCACAGCGACGACGAACATCATCGAGTAACATATGCCACCGAAAGAATTCGAGTATTGGTGCAGGGCCACCGTGTTGTCGATCCATGACGGCGACACGATGACTTTGAACATCGACCGTGGCGCGAGGCTCTACAGTGTAGAGCCGATTCGCTTCTATCGAATAAACGCACCAGAGTTGTTTCATCCTAGCGGCAAGGAAGCCCGAGACTACCTCAGGAACCTCGTGCCGATCGGGTCTGAGGTTCGCGTCCAGACATTCAAGAACCTGAACGACAAGTACGGTCGCTGGCTTGGCGATTTGTGGATGCCTCATGCAGAAACAGGAGTTTTGTTCTGTCTGAACGACCACATGGTTGAAGCAGGTCACGCCTCGTACAAAGCATACTGAATCCGGAAGTTTGGTGCCGTAAATGGATCTCAGCAAACTAAGTCTCCCACAGTACAAGATGCTAACTTCACAGAGCGAATTCATGCTGTTTGGTGGCGCCGCATCGGGCGGAAAGAGTTGGGCTCTATGCCTTGACCCTCTACGTCACGTTCAAGGCCCGACAGCATCACCAAACGCACGATGCGCCCTCTTTCGTAAGACCTACCCGCAGTTGACTCAGGCGGGCGGTCTGCTAGACACGACTCGACTGATTTACACGCCACTCGGCGCCACGTTCAACCAAACAAGATCAGAATGGACCTTCCCCTCAGGCGGGAAAGTTTCACTCAACACGCTTCAGTACGACAAAGATATCGAGCAATATCTCGGAGCGCAGTGGGACTGGGTCGGAATTGACGAATCAGCAGCATTCACCCTTCAGAACGTGATGTTCTTCTGGTCTCGATGTCGATCGAAGTCTGGGATCAAGCCGACGCTCAGAATGACGGCGAATCCGGACAATTCGAGTTTCTTATTTCCACTGATTCACTGGTGGTTGAACCCAGAGACTGGATATCCGGATTACGCGAAGTCAGGCGTCGTACGACACTTCGTCACAGAAGAGGATAAGTTTGTTTGGTCGGACGATCCGGTATTCGACGAATCGGGAACAAAACTATCAACCTCAATGACATTCATTCCGGCGCGCATCACTGACAATGAAGCGATGATGGCGTCTGACCCGGCGTACCATCGGCGATTGATGGCGCTCCCGACTCAAGAGCGTGAGAGGTTCCTTGACGGCAACTGGCTCGCATCATCACTCACTGACACCGAGTGGGACCGAACGCTGTTCATGGGTATCTATTGCGATCTTGACGCATACCCGACTCCAGCCACTCGCAAATGCTTTAACTCATTTTCAATCGACGCATCGAAAGGCAAGAGCATAAAAAAGGGCGACTACTCATCCATCGCCTGCGTCACAACGACATCCGACCTGAAATACGTCGACTGCGACATGAAACGTCGCGCACCAAGCGAGATTGTTGAGGACCTGTTCCTTTTCTGCGATCAGGAACACCACCGGATCAGATCCGGCGATTTGATTGGGATCGAGGCCCTGCAGTTCCAGTCACTGTTTATCGACATCATCATGCGATTTGCCGTTGATAATCCGGACTACGCGCT